TTGTAATGTGTGCATCATCGAAACTGAACGATACGTTTGTTTGTGCTTTATCCATGCGAGAGAAATCGGTGAATGGGTCTACAACAGTCCGCGTAATCGTAAAGGTTCTTGCCCTTTTTGTGCGACACGCTCAAGAGCTAACACTGCTTGATTGGCTTCTACTTGTTCTAATCTAGATTTCATAACCTGTAAATCTTCAAATCTAAGTCTCGTTACAGCAGTGTTTTTAACTACCGCCTTCTCGCTATTAGGGTAAATGTGAATATTACCTAGTTTAAGAGAGAATGGGTCAACGTTACGCGTGATAGTTGCTCTACCTTCTTCATCTGGCTCTCCAGAATGTAAGTAAATTTTACCATCCGCACCTAACATAACGATATCTTCTCGAGCTAAAGCATAATCAAAGGTAACTTGTGCCACAGAACCGTCTGCGGGCTGAGAAGCTTGTTTAAATGTTATTTTAGTTGTGCTCCCTACTCCGTTAGCGTTATCTACAGTAGATACTGTATAGTCTGTAGTATCTATAAATAATCTAGAATAATCGAATGTCGCTTTATATCCGGTACCGTCCTTAGGTCTAACAGAACCTGCGGATGTTTGCCACTCAATAAATGTAGAGCTACCATCAACTACAAAACGATAATCTGTAAAAGGTTTAAATACGTGACCTGTTTGTGTATCTAGCGTACCAATAACTATAGAACCTTCTGTACTAGGATTCATGAACTTACTATCTATAGTATCTCTATTGCTTGCAGCGTTACGGTTAATAGCTAAATCTACTTGTCTTTGTTTACCTGATACTCTGTTTACTTTCTGTACGAAGGAACTAGCTACTGTAATAGGTACTCCTGTTCTGTACGTATACTCGGAGTTTACTACTGTAGACACGCTCTTCTCTTTAGGTACTTGTAATAATGTTGTGGATGGTTTTTCTACACGCCACCCATTAACGTGAGCGATACCTTTATCAACTGCTACAGTGATATAGTTACGAGCATCATTTTTAGGTTCTTCTTTTAGGTACATGTTGAAACCAGTAATCTGATATGAGCCTAATGTCTCGCTATCAAATGTAGCTAGTGCTTTGTTAATTAAATCCGACTCAGGTGTTACTGATTTTGTAAATAACTGACCATCGTCAAATACGTAAATAGTAGTTGCCTCGGTATCGTTATACGTTAGAACTACTTTTTCTTCTAATCTATCTGCACCTTCAGACGCGTAGTTAGCGACGTCTTGTGTTAAGTCTAACAGACTCTGGTCCATAGAAGATGTAATAATACGAGATACTAGCTTAACTCCAATCTCCTCATGACCTTTACCTGTGAACTTATCTGTTTCTTGCATCTCAAAAGGTCTAATTTTACCTGATAAGTAAAGTCTACCACTACGTACTCGTAACCCTTTAATAGGAGCTGTTTGGTCCGCTGGGTCTGAACCTGTTCGTAAGAATTGGAAGTTCATGTCATCTTGAATGTTACCGTCTTTAAAGATACTATCACCTAGTGCACCTAAGTAGTGACTCTGTATAGACTGTAGTTCGTTTAGTTCAGATTGCTGTAAAGCTCTATCCCCTTGGAACAGGACCTGAGTCCTGTTCTGTGTGGGATTAAATCTATCGTAATAAGGTTTATCTTTAAAAATCTCTTGAGCCATAAAGTAAGTCTCCTATTCTTTAGTTATTTTTATCATTGATTCGTGAACAATGTCTAGTTCATCGATGCGCTGCTGGATGTTATCTCCTTCAATATAGGGGATGTCTCCTTGTTTGTCATGAAGTATCGCGTTGCGGAAGTCGAACGATTTACCTTCTGAACCTGAGAATGGGAACACGATTCTGCTCATGATGTTAGTGCAGTTTTTAGGAACGTTAGCCTTAATGCTGTACGTTTTCCATTCTGGAGTTAAGGTAACAGTCTGGATAGCCTCCTCATGTCGGTTAGTAAAGAAGAAATGCTTAAGCATAACTTGTGTTCCTGTGTCTGCTCTTAAGTCTACACTAAATGTTACTTCTGTACCTTCTTTGATGTCCTTGTTACCATCGGTGTATCCTCCAAACTGAATGAAGGCATCTAGTGTATTTAAGCACCTAACATTCGCGTATCCTTCGTGCTGAGTGTACGCTGCGCGTGTAACCCGCATGAATCTATCAATGTTTAGTATTGTGAATACTTCGCCTTGACCATATGGTACTTCTTTAGCTGCACTACCTCTTAATATACGGTTAGGAGTGTAAGATGGATAGTATTCTGCGATTCTAGTAGTACCTGATGGTTCATTAAAGTCACCTGCGTTCATTGTATCTTCATACGTTAATCCAGCTCTTGCAAATGTTGGAGTTTCTCGAAGATATATACCGCCGAATCCTTTGTTATCTAACATACCACCTTTTATTGTAGCTGCTAGGTAAATATGGTCTGCACCTTCTTCTCGTATCTTATCGAGCGGAACCATGTACCATTCTTTACCTGCAAATGTTAGTTTAGGTAGTGGTCGAGGATTAGAAGGTAATGCTTCAGCTACAGGGATAATTTTCTCTAATCTCTTATAACCCATTATACCATTGTTGATTAATGCGAAATATGTGCGGTCCTTATTATTCACCATACTTCTCATGAACTGAGCTATGTCATAGATGTTTACATTCTCACCTCTATCTTCTGGTGCATATCTCCAAGCAGCTTTATTATCTGCCCCTAGATAGATAGACGGTCTAGAAACACGTACGTAGTCACCAAAAGATTGTATGTGTATTCCACCAAATATTCTATCGTAAACATCAGGTGTTAATGTTTGTGTTGTATATATTCTCTCTTTAACGTTCATTCCTGTTGTTACACGTAACCAAGAACCTTGATATGATATGGGTCCGTTACCTTTTGCATAATTAATTTCCGTTCCCATTCTATTTCTATTTTGACCTAATTCCGTAGCAACACCTTTAACTATCTCAACATCGACCGCAATAGTTACGGGTTGTCCCATGAACTCTTTAAGTGCGTCGGATACTGTATAATCTTTACCTTGATTACCTACTACAGGTGCGAATAAATACTCTTCGGGTGCTTGTTCATATGGTCTGTTTAGTTCTCCTGTTGTTGGTTTTTTAATCAACATGTAATTGGCAAACTCAAACGTGTTACCAGCGTTAAGGTCGGCTACTTCAAATCTCGCATATTGGTCATTACCTAAAGATGAGGCAGTTACCGTAAACTCAGTGAATACCCTTGTCCATTGGTTTGTGGCTCTACCGACTGTTGCTCCATTACCTATAGCAGTGTTCCAGTAGGCGTAAACTACTTTACTGTCCGTGGAAGATAACTGAGGTATTCTAACATCTGCGCTTAGTACCACTTTGTCTCCGACTTTAATAATGTCTCTATCTTTTAGTGTCCACATTTTGTATCTCATGGAGCCCCAGTTTGCGGACGTAGCGTAGACGTCACCACCATTATACTTCTGTCCTGTAGGTATACACGAATTATTTCTCCACACGTTCACTCCTTTATCTACTTCCGCAGCACCGTACGCTGTACCCCAGTCTTTTGTCCATAATAACAGGTTTCGACTTTGACCTAATGGGATAGTCTTAGGGTCTGGTTGAGATAGTCCTGCAAGTAGTTTGGCGTACTTTAGGTCCAAACTAACATTACCGGAATAACCTTCACGCAACCTACTTCTAATGTAGATACTTACGTAACCGTCTTTACTAACGTACGTATCCCTGCTGTTTAATGGAATTACGAATGTATGCGTTTGTGTTTCGAAAGTTGCTGGGAATGTTGTTTCTGGAAATGTCTTTGTACCAACCCACGCGTTATTTGCGTAACTAAATATAGATATTTCACAACCGTTCCCGTCTCTTCCGTGTTGACCTCTAGCGACAATTGTATAACCTAAGTCTGATAAGAGGTTTTTAGATATTTGAATTTTACCATCTTCATCTTCAACACCACGGAATACGTGTGAGCCTATACCCTTCTCTACAACATCCGGTAGATAAAAACTAACCATAATCTGTGCTGGTCCCCATCTCTGTTCCTCAGCGACTTTGCTTGCCTCTGTTGTGATATACTTATCGTCATTCTCTAGAAGCTTATCGTAATCATCAGAAGGTATTGGTACCCAGTCAGTACTTGTAGGTACAGGTCTTATTCTCGGTTCTGTACTCGTAAATACTGTTGTACCTCTCTTAAACTCTACTTTTGTTTCGAACTTATCAACTGCAAGTCTAGTATAAGTGTTTACATCTTTGTTTGGTGTACCAGAAATACCAATGTACACATAACCATCATCACAAATGAACGATGCAATATCTTCTGGAACTATTGTGAAGATATTATCGTCATCTACTGATGTACCTAGAACTACCTTGTTATCTACGTTGTCCCATTCATGCTTAAGTGCGTCCCATCGTCTTACAGTAAACCATGTTGGTTCCCCTGCTTTCCCTGTTGCACTGATTTTTAAATCTACTCGAACGTTTCTAATTAAGTTCTGTATAAAGTCTTGTTTCTCTTTAACGGTTTGCTTATTTGCGAAGAAGTTATCACCATATCTATCTTCAAAAACTTTAAAAATATCGTACTGATATACTTGTGTAGGTACTGCATTAACTATTCTTACTGAGTCTGCGTTTAAGTATTGCCCATCTTCTTTGTTTATCTTGTCTAGTTCTGTCTTTGGCTGTGATACAAGTGCATTACTTACTGTTCTATCTCCTCTAACTATCTTTAAGTTAGTAATTTTAATCGTACCCTTCAGTTTATCGAATCTGAAGTTAGCGGATGTGTATGGTACCACTTCTCGTACTGCGAGTCTGGAGGATATATGATAGCCTTTAAAGTTACCTGCACTACTCTTAATATCCTGTGAAGCTAGTAGTCTCCAAGGATTAGAACCTTGGATGGATATACGACCATCTATAACTTCATTAGGGTCATCAGGAGTGAACTCCCACGCAAAGTATATTGTATAATAGTTGTCATCCAAATTTACAGAGGTACCTGCATTAAACGAGCCACCGAAAAGACCTTCATTTGTTGCACCTGTTCCTTTAAACACGAATGTTTGTGCAGGGTTAATAAGGTTCTCACCCTCAATGATTCCTGTAAAAGGAACACCACCTAAAGGTTGTGTTATTGGGTTTGCTGGAGTACCTGCGAGTAATTTCGTGTTTATTGGAATAATCTCATCATCGTAGAAGTCTATACGGAAACTTCTTAGCTCAACAGAACCTACAAAACCTCTAGCCATGACATAAGCAAAAGCTTTAGTTACAGTTTTATTTAAATCAGGTAAAGCCGCTGGACTAAACCCTTGTTGCGTAAATGTGTCTGTGACGATACTTGTGTTAGAGTAGTACATAGTTGATGTACCTGATGTAGCTTTAGGTATCTCTCCTACCCCGCTCGTATCTACCGCTCTAAAATGCCTATACGTACCGTCGGAGTAGTCTAGTCTCATTTCAACACCTACTACGTAACTATTAACACCTGATGGCTCTGCTTGTGTTACGCTTTTTGTTAAGTTGAATCCTAATCTAAAGTTTCTGTGATTTAGCTGTTTTACTGCATCTGGGCTAAGTTCTAATGAACGAGACTTAACTGGTTCACTAAGGTTTTCTGAAGTGAATGTGTGTACACTTGTAGTTGTAACTGGCGCTAGTATAGATGTAGTACACGCATAAGAACTTCTAGGTATAAACGCATTGCGGGGTTGTAGAGAAGAGGTCTTCTCGTTGAAGTCCGGAACTCCTCTAGAACCTGCGGGTCTCCACATTTCTAATGATATGTCAGAACCGATAGCAAAGTTTCGGTCACGAAGAACTTTAGATTCTTGAATACCGTAGCTAGTTCTCTTTCTGTTTGGGAAACGAGTTAATTTAGCTGTAACACCTGCCGCTTTAAATTTTCGTATCTCTTCAATAATCTCTATTGGGACATGTTTAGTAAATCGAATGTCAATTACTGCGGATGTGTAGTACTTTCCTAACAAGTGGTCAGGTCCATTTAACTTAGATTTATTTAAAAAGAATATGTTTTTAAATGGTTCGTAGATTTCTACATCTGCATCTTCGTCATCTAACCACTTCTCGATTGCATCTTTGATAGAACCGATAGTTCCTCTCTCAGTAAGAATCCAGTTGATGATACGGCGACGGTAATCCTCGTCTGATTCATTATCCTTACGGAATACGCCAAAGATGTCTCCGTACTCATCTAACCATTCACCTGTTGCAGTTTCTAAGTTTGCATCAGTAATTAACTCCATAGCGTCTTTTTCTGCTTCTGTAAATGCGTCCTCTATAGAAGCAACGACAGCAGTGTGGCTGTCGTTGACTTTTCCTAACATTGATTTCCAAAGTGGATGTAAATATTTAATGAAACTCATGAATACCCTCCTATTTTAAGTTTACCTTGACTGTACCTGCTCTTATAATCTCACTACCTTTTGTTAATAGATTACTAGGCGGTTTCTTATAATCAACATCGTAAACTAATCTCTTATCTACATCTTTAATTATACAAGATAAATCTGTCATGATAAGGTCTTGGGACACCTGCATGCTATTTAGGTAGTTTTCAATAGCGAATCTTATGCGGTCATTTAGTGCGTTTGTAATAGCTGATTTAGGTTCGATGATTACATCAACATCAACTTCAACACTTATACGTGTTACAGGTAGAACATCTACACGTATTCCTGCTGCTCTATAATTCTCTAAAGATTTTTCTATAGCAGTCTTAACGTTTTCTGGCAAATCTCCGTTATTGTCGTGCGCATATACGTTAACCTTACCCGTAAATTCTTCGATATAAACACCTGCTACTTCCGGAACTAGTCTTGTACCATACTCAAGTGCTGGTTTAGTAGCTTTACTTAGTGATTCAATATATTGACGAAATCTTGCTCTTAGTAATTCTAGAGGCTCTTCATCTTGACCAGTTTGGACAGCTGATACGTTTGTAGATGACTTGATATTTGTAATCGGAGTAACCATGATGTCGATAGCATTCGCGGGTACGTTACCTATTGTTCCGGATTTTGTACAGAACACTTGTACAACTGCGGTAACTGCTCCTACAGGGATATAGTAGTCTTCTAGTGTTTCATAAACGTTTGCATACTCTGGGTAACTTGAGGTGAATCTTGTACCTCGGGGTATTGGTTGTATTACTTGTGTTGGGTTGTTTAACGTTATTGTGATTGGAGTATAAGCCTTCTGCGGCAACTTTCTTTCGAATCCGAACGAGCTGTACACACCCCTAGAGATAGCTTCTAGTAGGTTCTCCTCTGTCATTACATAGAATGACTCTAACTCCGTTGCAACGGCTTCGTAGATAGCTCTAATAGCAGAACCGACAGAGAAGTCATTAATCTTATCTGTAGACGTTAAAGTCTTATCTACCATCTTTCTATAAATTTGACTCATACTTTTAAATTTCATGTTGACCTCCTAGTTTATAAGTGATATGATACCACTAGTGTTAGCACTTAAGGCGAAACTAAATGCCTCTTCAGTTGTTATAGTTACTATTGACATCTCGACTGTTAATGTGTTACCATCAAATGAGTTAGTACCTCGCTCTACATGTTTTACCCTTCCATCAGTACGAATACAACGTTCAATCTCATTCACCGCACGTAACGCTACTTCCTCGGACTTCTTACTACCCATAATGTCCGCTAGCGTAGAACCATAACTAGGGTGGTTTAGATAACTACCTCTTGGAGTTAATAGTCTGATAAGGATAGATTGTTTTAGATTTTCTATACCTCTACAAGTTTTAACATCCTTCTTATAGTTAGTTGATTCTGGATGACTAACATCCCAACCATTACCGTTGAACCCCAATATCTCTCCGTCAAAACCAGCAGCTCCGTTATCATCAAGTGCTGGTAATACATCGATGTCCATACCCAATGTGATATCGTATATATTAGATGCATTAAATTTATCGCTGTACCTCAGTGATGTCAATACCGTAGCTCTATTATCATCGTTAACAGCAAATGTAAGTGTATCACCAACAGTTAGTAAGTGCTCAGGATTCTTCATTTTTTCTGCGACTGTACTAACTATGTAAGGGTAGCGAAGTTTATTAAATTCTGCTAACTCCCTCCATCGTTGTGCATCTCCTAGTTTATGCTGCGCAATTGACTGAAGTGTATCACCATGCGCTATTATCTTTTCGATGTACTGTGCCATCTATTTTACCTCCAATCCATGTGTAAGTATGGATTCAATCTGATTCTCCATATAGCCGAACGACATCTCAAATCCTCTAAACGACTCTATCATGTGTCGATATTTCCTCTGTGTAGATAGGTAGTCAGTAATGTAATTTACGTTCTCGCGTATACGAATAAAATCTTTTCTAGTTATATATGAAATATCGGGTGATTCACTCTCTATCGTATACAATATAGCGAATGCTTCTAGAACTGTAGATACAATCAATGTGTACATTCTAGGGTTAGCGCTAGCTAAGTCTGTATTTCTTGTCAAGTCAACAACAGTGTTTCTGTCGAGCTCTAGTTTATTTGTTGATATCTGTTCTGCACGTATCTTCTTTAAGACTAACATTGCTACAGCAGATAATGAAAATACAGGAGTATACATCTCTGATTTGAACATTGGTGTGTCATTCATTGTATTGAATGGAATTACTCCGTTCTCCATTGGATATACTCCAGAACAGAACGTTACTAGTACTTCCGGTTTAGATTGTACGTCTTTCATATTAGTTCCACCTTCCGTAATAACCTATACTATACCCTAAACCTGTTGTTCCATAGTTATATGCACCACTGTTAGAAATCTGTGGATTTACTGTTGCATTGTCGTCCTTTGGTCTGTAGTATCCTCCATCACCTTTATTGTATACATCACCGCCAACAGAACCGTCATCACCGTTAGGTCTAGTAGGTGTAGGTACACTTGTATTACCTGTAGGTAAAGGTGTAGGTAGTTGCGGGTACTGTGTTGATGGTCTATAATTACCCCCACTCGGTAATGTAGGGAATCTATTACCTATCTCAGGATTTACTACATCCGCGTCTGCTGGTTCTGAAGACGCTCGGATAATAATGAACTTCATATTATATCTGTATAGAAGAGGAGATTGTGCATCTTGAGATATCGTTATACCTTCTGGTGCTAATGTAACAATATGACTCTCATCGTTTGTAAAGTTATGAAAGTAAAACTCATCCTTAGACAGTTTCCCGTTACCACCTGTAGCTGAAAAATCAGCTATGAATTTCTTCATCTCTTTAATCTTGTTAACACCTCTATCAGAGGACTGACCTGTTGGATTAAACCCTGTAGTACCTGATATTGTCAACGTAGGGATGTCGTCTTGGAAGTCCTCTACAATGATACGGCTTTTTGTTTTAAGCGCAGTTGTTCTGTGAGGTCTTGCTTCTTCCATTGATTCTGGGTTTAGTGCGAATCGAAATGTACGTCCGCCTACTTCGAATGCAATACGTTGTAATCGTGATTTACCGTTTGCTATAGTCATTTAAACTCTCCTTCCTTATCGTCTGTAATATAGCAGATAAAGAAAAAGAAGGGAGCTATTAGCCCTCCTTCTCTCCCTCAGTTTCTTCAGTTGTTTCTAGATTATTCTGCGATTCGTTATACAATCGGATTAACTCATTATTCTCTTCTTCAGATTGCCGCATGTATGCTTTTAACATTAAGTTCTCTTTCGTTTTCATCTCTAGTTCCTTTTCCAACGCTGCGATATAGTGCGCTTCGTTTACTTTAATCTCATTCATACTAATTCCTCCGTGTCTATATTTTCATCATTTCTTAGTGGCGTAAAAGTAAACCAGTCTAACCCAGATAATACATCACTATCTGTAGTGTTAGATATCAACTCTAAAAATTTAATTAGTTTTGTATCTAGCTTCTCTTTATGAGAAATAACACCTTCGAAGACTTCTATGAATTCTTGCTCATTATGCTCTACCACACCGCTATCCTCAGTGAACCAATGAACTACTTGTTGAGTGGTTGTCTGTAAGAGTACACGAACTCCTATGAAATCGACTTGCTTGTTTAAGGATACG